CGTAGAGCGTGCTGTTTTATTGGGCCGCGCCGTAAAGCCGGATGGCCAGGGGAGAGACCCCCAATCCCTAGCCGGGGATAAAACCGGTCAAACCCTTTTCACGGGGGGAGAGCAACGTGAAGGGAGTGCCCTCCCTGATGGGCAACATCACTCCGATGATATTCGGAACATCCACAACTGGAAGCCATCTTGGCTGACGCCCCGCGGGCGATCCTATTTACATAAGGACTGGTATGATGTGGAAGTTGAACTTGATTCTCCAGAAGAAGAAAACACCAATGATGTTTTGGCCGCCATCGAATTGGACGCCACAACCGAACGTGTGTTGCCTGAGATTGAAATCAAGCTCGAAGAGAGTGATGTGATTTGGGTCGACGAATGTACCCAAATCCCAAGAACTGCACCGCCCTGCATTGCCCAGAAAACATGGGAGAGTTTGCTAGAAGCGCCTCAGCCAGTCTTTCATCCTTTGAATGAGGATGTGGTTGAAGTGCGTTGGCTTGGTTGCGTAGGTTGGATGACGGGAGCATATGATGCCCCAGAGATTCTAAAGCTGATGATGTTGGTGTATCTTTTTGCACCAGGAGTGAATGCGTCCGAAATTGTGGATGCTGCTCAAGCCCGAATGTTTGATTCGATCTTTTTCCTGATGGCTACGTGGGGATTTTGCACACTTATGTTGTGCTTCTTTGCGATGTTTCAGTGGGTGAAATTATCCGCAGTCTTTGTTGCCGAATATAAGAAGGCCCAGAAATGGACCCTCGGCATAGGATTAGCGTCGATAGTAGCTCCGATAGGATTTAAGATATTTTCGAAATGGTACTGGAAGAAGGATGACGTTTTTATGTCTCCCCAGGGTGCCCGTCAAACAGGTAATCGAGCCGGAATGTTTGTTACAGGATTGTTATCCTTGGCAATGTTCCTTTTAGCGCCTATTATGGGAGCGAAAAAGATTGTAGAATTGATTCGCCCTGTTCTTGATGTGCTCAAACAAGTCCCGTATGCAACATGGATGGTAGAATGGCTTCAGAAATGGGCCAATGGTGAGGTCGATTTTGATGACCTCCCCCAAAACATGAGAGAATGTGACGAGGATATGAAAGAGGATGACGAATTTACTGATGCCATCGATGAGATTAAAAGGCGTAGAGCCAAGTTTCAGCGTGATGAGAAAGAAGTTCGTAATATGGAACCTGATGAGAAGGTTTTGCGTGAAGAAACGCGACCTTTCCGGGAAGCCTCTGTTGAGCCTAAACCTGCATGGAAATACCGCATTGAATCTTTTAAAGATGCCACTAAGCTTGCGATTCATTTTGAACGAAGCCCTGGCAGAAAAGTTGCGATGAATGCAGATTCGTCAAATATTCTTGATCTCTTGGAAACACTGATTGGAATGCATGGTGATGGACCTATTTATTTTGAGGCAACCACCTATGAGACATTATATGCTTTTACCATCTTTTGGACTGTGAAGAAAGATAGTGAGTGGAAGCCAGTTGAAGTACAGGATGAACCAGATGTCACAACCACTTCGAGTGAAGATATGACTGATGAAGAGAAAGACGAGAAGGATTATGTTGACCTAAACCCGCAAAATGTTGACGATGATGGACCTGCCAAACAAAAATGGCGTGGACTCAAAGGTTTTGGTGATGCAATTCGTACGATGTTCTCAGGAATGATTGAAAAGATGTATGGAAATACCACTGAAGCTGAAGTCAAATTCGCGAAAGCCACTGAACAATGTGCGCGCGATAAAGATGCGGAAGTACCGGACTATGACGAAGCCAATGAAAAATGGTGGGACGAGTTCTGGGAAGCAGGCCCTACCTGGGACGGTATCGCTGAGAAGCTGTATGTGTGTAAGAACACAGTTACCGAGGAGGGAAAACGTTACTGGAAGGATTACAAGAAACCAATAATTGCGGGAGCAATGTTGGTGTTTGTGGTCGCTGGAGCATTTTATGCTAAGCGTGCCCGTGATTCTGAAGAACATGAAGCTGAACCACAAGCCAAACACCGAAATGTGAATAAAAATCGCAGGGGTAATGGCTATAGAGTTGCGAGAGGTGGAAGACCTTTCCAGAAACCTAGTGGTGAACCAGAAGAGGAACTCCAGTACGATCAGTATGAGACTCCCGATAATGATGATTACGGTGAGGATGGATATTCCGGTTTTAACAACGATGATTATTTTGAATATGGACCTGGTCAGGCTGCCCGTAAAGGAAGTTTGAAGCCGCAGGCCAAACCTGTTGAACAGAAGAAGCCAGCTATGCCGTCGATGCGTAATGACGCCGACATTAAGCGTACCATCTATTTGAGCAAAAAGCGCGTTTATCGTGCTCGCCGAGTGGATGTTGAGAAATTTCTCAATGATGCTAAATCAAAATTGAATGCTGAAGTAGAGAAATTGAAAAAGCAAAGTTGGAATCCAAGCGAGAAAGCCGCTGGGATTTACCGAATCTATAATTCGAATGATCAGTACGTGTGTACGGGTACACTCGTGTCTGCCAAGATGATTGTTGTTAACCATGTGATTAATGAATCCATGGAGGGCTTCTTTACAGCTCGCAATCATACAAATTCACTCAAGTTGGACTTATCTAAGTTTACACTTTTGAATGATGAATTAGGCTATTTTCCATGTAATAATGCAAAATCAACCTTCCAAGTAAAACATTTGCGCCAACTTGAAGTTGCTGAAATAGTGACTATCTTTGGTTTTGGAGGAGGCGAGGGATCATCTCCTGACGCCATAACTGGTTTTGCAAGCCCTATGGGGTGGTGTAATGCCAAAACACGACCAGGTGATTGTACCGCTCCTGTTTTGGATGAGAATGGCAAAGTCGTAGGGTTTTGGACTCACGGCAATGGCAAGACATTTGGCCGATTTGAGCCAATTACCACCAAAATAATCGAAATTTTCGAAAATAATGGTGAAGATATAACTTTGACGGGATTGGATTTTCGATCTCGCCCCCTCTACCAGAAGACCTAATAGAGAGGCCGTTCTGGGAACGGTATCCAACTCGATATAAAGAGAAGGATGGGGCCTCCGTGTTTCGAGAGGAAGTATATGTGACGCAAGAACATGATCAGTGGCTTAAACAGGAATATTTTCCTATAGTCGCTGGCGTCCACCGTTACCCACGGTATAAAAATCAACGCTCTGTTGACACATTTGTGAAAGCATATCTCGATGAAAATAAAATCGATGAACAGCCAGAGTGGGGTCTTCCGGTTCCCAACCAGGAAGCAGCGTATAAATCCATGAGCAAGTATGCCAAGGATGTCCTCCCTTTAACCACTAGACAAGTGAGAGCAATTAATTTGGCTTGGGAATGGACTGGGTTACAATTTGGACCCTATATGCGTGGATCGCGAATTCGGGATGTTTCCGAGGTTATTTTGGCATTAGATAAGTCCACATCCTCAGGTTATCCCTTTAACAATCAATTTCCCAAGAAGAAAGAACTCTTTGAAAATGATCCTATGATCGTTGAGTTCCTTGGAGAAGATTGGAACAGATTGATGGAGAATGAATACTCCTTCTGTTTTACTAATTCGCTGAAAGAGGAAGTCAGACCAGCTGAAAAGTGTGCTGCGAATAAGATCCGCACATTTACAGCGGGAGCAGTCGATGGTACAGTACATGGAAATCGATTGTTTGCTGATATGAACGAGAAAATGAATTCTGGTTATTTGCGCAGCGCTTCAGGCGTTGGCATGAGCCCTCTCAAGGGTAACTGGGATAAGCTGTATAGGAAATTGAATATTTTTAGAAACGGCTATGCCTTGGATGAGAGTGAGTATGACTCCTCCCTAAGAGCTTATATGATGTGGGGATGTGCGCGGCTAAGGTGGCAGCAATATCGTCCTGAGGACCAAACTGACGACAATTTAAAAAGATTGAAGGTTTATTACCGTAATTTGGTTAACTCTCTCGTTATAACGCCAGAAGGCGTGATAGTTATGAAGCTTGGAGGTAATCCCTCGGGTTCTGTTAATACTATAAATGATAATACCCTTATATTATACACCTTGCTCTCGTATGCCTGGATCATGTTATATGATGAGGACGAAGAGCCATCGTATGCTGAATTTGAACTTAACACATCAAAGATTTTAGTAGGCGACGACAATACCTGGACAGTTAGTGACTGGGCCCACAGGTTTTACAATGGGAAAACAGTGATCGATGTGTGGAAGGATATCGGAGTAGTGACCACGACAGATTCGTTGGAACCCCGACCTGCACAGGAATTAGACTTTTTGTCTGCTAAGACCATCTTTTATAAGGGGATGGCAATTCCAATTTACGATCGAACTAAGTTGATGACGAGTTTGTTGTACTCAGAGACCTGTTCACAATCGCCAGCATATACATTGCTGCGAGCTGCTGCACTTTTGCAGAATGGATGGACTGACCATCAATTTCGCCGCTTTTGCCGCGACTTCATTAGTTGGCTGCTGGATCACTTTGATGAGATCTGCCATAATGATGTGGACTGGATTCAAGCTAAGAGTGCCATCTTGACAGATGAGCGACTTGAATCATTATTTACTGGGGAAGTTTTATTATACCCTCAAAGTTATCAGGAAGTGCAAGAAAGATCAATCAAGCCTGATAAAAGACATATGTCTCAGCCTGTACAAGGTAAGAAAAGCCGATCTAGACGTGGGAAAGGCGCGAAAGCTACACGTAAACAAAACAACAAAAACCTCGCCCAAAAGTTGGGTCAACAGGTTTTGGCGCAACAAGCGTCACCTAAGAGAGGTCGTAAGCGCGGACAGCGTAAACGAGGTGTGCAAGGACCACCACGCTCATCCAACATGCAAATGGGACGAGCACTTGCCGGGAA